ACGCTAAGCCAAAGTTTCTACATCACAAGCGGCAACCCACTATCAAACGGTTGGGCGACTTACACTTCAAACATTAGGCTCGGTTTTCGTCACTTGCTGCTTGCCGGTCCAGTAGAGGGCTTAAACCCAATACCGACAAACGCGCTAACTAACAGCATAGAGTCTAATCTTTTAGCAGATCCAACTTTTGTTAATTCCATAGTATCGCAAGTACCAGTAGATTCCACCCCCGAGCTGATCCTGCCGCCTTTCCTCTACGGCGTGCAAGGCCGAGAAGCAAATGTCTATTTCGACAATCTGCTTCTCGACGACGCGAGCCGCTTCAACATCGACGTCACATCTGCGTCGAGTACGGGCTTGCACCAGAATGAGCGCTGGACGTGGACCCCATCTGGGGCAATGACTACCGGAGCATTGACTATTTCACTGAGCAGCAAAAGCAGTGGCACGCAGCTAGTTTCCAAGTCTGCCAACCAACGTGCTGCCGCTTCGTCGGCAGGCTCCGGCACGAACAAGAAAGTCATGCTGATTGGCGATAGCCTCACGAATGCTGGAGTCATTACCCAGACGCTTTTGGATATTGCAGCTTCGGACGTAATGGGCGTCACGCTGTATGGCACCAGAGGGTCGGGCAGCAACAAGCACGAAGGACGAGGAGGCTGGTCCGTCAGCAGCTACACTTCGGCTACCCACGTCGACAACAATCCGAACCCATTCTGGAACGGTTCCGCAGTTAACTTCTCTTGGTACCTGACGCAGAATAGCTATCCGGCTTTGGATTGGGTATTTGTTCAGCTGGGAACGAACGACGTCTATAGCCAGACATCTGACAGCGGTGCGCTGTCTACGACTACGACGCAGCTAACCCTTCTCGACACGTTAATCAATTCGATCAAGGCATCAGACGCGAACACTAAGGTTGGCCTGCTGATCCCTCCCCCACCGTCATCAGATCAAGACTCCTTCGGTGCCAACTACACCACGGGGCAAACACGGTGGCGATTTAAGCGCAACATCCTCATCTGGGCGCGAGAGATGGTTGCCAAATACACAGGTCAAGAGGCAAGCCGGATCTACCTCGTGCCGACTAACACAGCCCTAGACACAGTGAACAACATGGCTCGTGATGCAGCTGCGCCGATCAACAGTCGCAATAGCGGCGTCACAGTAGCTCGGCAAAGCAACGGCGTGCATCCGGCTTCTTCTGGCTACCAGCAGATCGGTGACGCTCTCTGGGCATTCTTAAAGTGCCAAAGCTGATTTATCTGAGGACTTGACCCATGCCACTACAAAGAATCACCGGCGCCATGGTGTCGGATTCAACGATCACCTCAGCTGATGTTCAAGACGGCAGCCTTACTGGCGCTGATGTGCAAGACGCATCGCTCACCGGAGCTGACGTGCAAGACGCATCGCTCACCGGAGCTGACGTGCAAGACGGCAGCCTCGGCCGCGCAGACGTTGGCGAGTCGATGATCCGTCTCGGCACACAACAAGCGACAACCAGCGGCACCTTCAAGGAGTTCAGCGGCATCCCATCCTGGGCACGTCGTGTCAACTTGCACCTCTGGTTCGTCTCGACCAACGGCGCCGCCAACATCCTCGTGCAGCTCGGCACCAGTGGTGCTCCCACGACTTCGGGCTACACCGGTCACAGCGTCTTCTCTTGGGCCAGCGGCGTCGTGCCGGTGTCCTCAGCAGCTGGCATTCCGATTTTCAACAACGCTGCCGCCTACAGCCACTTCGGTCAGCTGACGTTCACCAATGTCGGCGGCAACAGCTGGGTCGCATCCGGCCAGTTCGTCACTGGCGGCACGCAAGGTGCGATCGCGTCTGGCGGCTTCGTCGAGCTGGCTGGCGTGCTCAATTACCTGCGCATCGTTACCGCCAACGGCACTGACGCCTTCGACGCTGGGGCCATCAACATCACCTGGGAATAATGGCCGTCCGCAGCAAGCAGGGCGTCGCCCGCATCGAGCATCAACCGGGACCACCCAAGACCACCCGCCAGGGCTACGGCCAACGATCACGACCACGCCGCCGGGGCCGCAAGCCTCTGCGGGGCCAGGGCCGTTGAGCACCCCTAGAATCACCCCGAGGAGGACTCCTTCGCTATGACCACCTTTCTGCACGGCGTCGAGGTTCTGGAGCTCGATACAGGCATCCGTCCCATCCGCACCGTGCGGTCGGCGGTTATCGGCCTGGTCGGCACAGCACCCGACGCTGACGACGACGTATTCCCGCTGAACACCCCGGTCCTGATCCCTGGCAGCCGCGCCATCGCTGGCCAGCTGGGCGCCACCGGCACTCTGCCCGCCGCCATGGACGGCATCTTCGACCAGGTGGGCGCCACCGTGGTCGTTGTTCGCGTTGAGCAGGGCGTCAACGAGGCGGCCACCATCGCCAACATGGTGGGCGTCAGCACCAGCTACAGCGGCGTGCACGCGCTGCTGCGCGCCGAGAGCGACCTGGGCGTGCAGCCCAAGATCCTCATCGCCCCTGGCTTTACCCATCAGCGCAACGCCAACGGCATCGTCTCCATCCCGGTGACGACCCAGGGCGCTGGCTACACCACCGCGCCGGCCATCACCATCAGCGGCGGCGGCGGATCTGGCGCCACTGCTGTGGCGGTGCTCGGCACCGGCGCCAATGCCGGCAAGGTCGTCAGCATCACCGTTACCAACCCTGGCAGCGGCTATACCAGCAACCCAACCATCACGATCGCCGCGCCTCCCGCAGGCGGCACCCAGGCGGTCGCCGGCACTGCTGTGCGCGACACCACGGTGAACCCGGTGGTCGCCGAGCTGTTGGGCCTGGCTCAGGACTCGGTGGGCCTTGGCGAGCGCCTGCGCGCTGTCGTGATCGCTGACGGTCCCAACACCAACGACGCTGCTGCGCAGGACTACGCCGACGACCACGGCGATGACCGCCTCTACGTGGTGGATCCCTGGGTCAAGGTGCTCAGCGGCACTGTCTTCGTGGATCAGCCTGCCTCCGCTCGCGTGGCCGGCATGATCGCCCGCGTCGATGCCGAGGTGGGCTTCTGGGAGTCGCCCTCGAACAAGCTGATCCAGGGCATCAGCGGCATCAGCCGCCCCGTGCCCTTCGCCCTGGGCGACGCCAACAGCGCAGCCAACATCCTCAACGAGAACAAGGTCGCCACGATCATCCGCGAGCAGGGCTTCCGCCTCTGGGGCAACCGCACCACCAGCGCCGACAGCAAGTGGGCGTTCCTGAGCGTGCGCCGCACTGCGGACATGATCAACGAGTCGATCCTGCGCGGCCACCTCTGGGCCGTCGATCGCTGCATCAACCGCACCTACCTGCAGGATGTGGCCGAGTCGGTGAACGAGTACCTGCGCAGCCTGCAGTCCCGCGGCGCCATCCTTGGCGGCCAGTGCTGGATCGACCCCGAAGCCAATGGCCCCGGCGACATCGCCAACGGCCAGGTGACCTTCGACTTCGACTTCACCCCCTGCTACCCCGCAGAACGGGTGACCTTCCGGTCGGTGCTCACCAACGGCTACCTGACCGAGCTGCTCACCACTAACTGAGGTCTGCCATGGCACTCCCCAAGACCCTTCGCAACTTCAGCCTTTACGTGGACGGGCGTGGCTACGCCGGTCGCGTCACTGAGCTGACCCCGCCGACCCTCACCGTGATGGCTGAGGAGTATCGCGGCGGCGGCATGGACCTCCCTGCCCAGATCGACATGGGCATGGAGGCGCTTGAGATGGAGTTCGTGCTCGCCGAGTACGACCCTGAAGTGCTCAAGCTTTTCGGCCTGGTGAACCAGAACCAGGTGCGCGCCACGATTCGCGGCGCGATGATGGCCAACGGCGAAGACGCGACTTCGATCGTCTACAACGTCACCGGCCACATCAAGGAGCACGATCCCGGCTCCATGGTCGCCGGCGAGATCACCGAGGCCACGTTCGTCATGGGTCTCCGCTACTACAAGCTCACCATCGGTGGCTCTGTAGTGCATGAGATCGACGTGGAGAACATGACCCGCGTCATCAACGGAACTGACCAACTGGCCAGCATCCGCACCGCGATCGGCATCTGATGAAGAACCGCCCCACCACCACGATCGACCTTGAATACTCCGTCGAAGTCGACGGAGTTCAGGTCTCTACTCTGGCCATGCGCCGGCCCACCGTGGCCGATCAGCTGGCGTTCGAAGAGGGCAAGGGCACCGAAGCCAAGCGGACCGTCAACATGATGGCCGCTCTGTGCGACGTGCCCCCTGCCACGATCCAGCAGCTCGACATTGTGGACTTCCAGAAGGTCGCTGCAGTGCTGGCGGGTTTCAGTGGGCCCCAGGACGAGAGCTGAGACGCATCTGCGTGATCGTCGCCAAGCAAACCGGCTGGGGCCTGAGTGATCTGCTCAACCTGACGATGGAGGAACTGCTCGCCTGGCACAAGGCTGCCGAAGGCGTCGACAAGGAGATCGAGGCCAAGACCAAACGGAGGTAAGCAATGGCCGGGGCAACGAGCCGCATCACCGTCGAGATCGGAGGCAAGCTCGCGGCGTCGCTGACGAGCTCGCTTCGCGCAGCGCAGGCCCAGGTCTCCAGCTTCTCTCGCAACGTCAACCGCACGATCAACGACGCGGCAACCGCTGGAGCCAAGGGCTTCAAGGGGATGCTGCGGAACGATGCGTTTCAGGTCGCAGCCGCCGGCGCCGCCTCGATCGGCCTGGCCCTGGGGCAGTCTGTCCGCACGGCTGCCAAGTTCGAGACCGCGCTCACCGAGATCGGCAAGATCAGCGGATCGAGCCAGTCTGAGCTGAAGCAGCTGGGCGCTCAGCTGTCGGCGCTCTCAGCTCGCAACGCCACCAACCTGGCGCCCACCGTGCTGGCCCAGGGCGTGCAGGACCTGGTAGCCCAGGGCCTCAACCTGAAGGACGCCGTCGCCTCGATGGAGGCGCTCGGCAAGGTGGCGACCGCCACTGGCTCTGAGCTGACCGACGTCACCAAGACCGGCTTCCAGCTGCAGAACGCGCTGAAGATCCGGCCCACCGAGCTGAAGTCCACGTTCGATGCGCTCGCCTTCGCCGGCAAGCAGGGCGCCTTCGAGCTGAAGGACATGGCGCAGTTCATGCCCACCATCGCCGCGGCTGCCGGCACGCTCGGCATCCAGGGCAAGCAGGGCGCCATCGCCCTGGCGAGCATGATGCAGATGGTGCGCAAGGACGCGCCTGACGCTGGCCAGGCGGCCACGCGGATGACTGACGCGATGCTGAAGATGACCGCGCCGGACGCGGTCAAGAACTTCAAGAAGTTCGGCGTCAACATCGAGCAGGTGCTCAAGAACGCCAAGGCCAAGGGCATC